CGTCCAGTTCGTAGGACACCTTGCGCTCCGTTGGACGACCGCCAAAGTCCAGCGACATCACCTGCGGACTCCACAGCCGGGCCAGAGCAAGGACGAGGGCCGTTCTCATGCCGGAATCGAAAAAGAAGTTCTCCGGGGGAATGCCGCGCTCCTTGCACTTGTCCATGCAGAACTTGGCGATTTGATCGGCGGGCGGCTCCGGCAGTTGGTTGTTTACCGGGACAAGGATATGGTCAACCAGATGGATTATCTGCCGCTTGGCCCTGGTATCCACCGGCTGATTGACCAGTGTGGAGGCGACTTTGCCAGCGTCCAATGGCGGCATTTCGTTCCCGAAGTCCAGTTCTCCGAAAATGCAGCGATCCCCGCCGACGCCACCGTAAGCAGCATCGCAGAAGGCGATCTTGGTTCGTTCTGAGTTGGCCCAAATCGGCTCGTCCTTGGCGTGATTGCGGTCACAGAGTTGCCGGGTGAGAACCCGCTTTGAACCTTGACCACGCGGCATCTTACCCTCATCCATCATCGTGAACCAAAGGGAGTCTTTGCCGTAAAAGGCAATGTCGCGGTCAATGGCCTCCTGTGTGATGAGCGGTATGCCGAGCTTGCCATCAAGGTTGGGTGAGTCCGAACCGGGGAATTGCAGGGCGCAACCTTTGGGGCGGCGCGTCTCCCATTGTTTTGTCCCGGAGCCTTGGTCTATTCCGCCTTCCCAACCGCCAAGATGAGCCGCAGGTTCAGCCAAGACGCCGAGGGCATCCGTTGTGTCTTTCGGGTTGCCAAGGCCGACGCATTTGAAATCCGGGTTTTTGTCGAGGTTGGAGATGGCGTCCACAAAGACGCGGGGGAGCAAATGAATTTCGTCACCGAACAGCCGGACGCGCTTGTTTTTGATACCGGCAAACTCTCCAAGGCCGACGAAGTTTTCACCTTTCTTGGCGGCGACCCCAACAAGGCCATTGCGGAAGTCCCTGCCGTCCTCGCTGGTCGTATAATCGCTGGTGATGATGCGCTGGCGACCTTCGATCAGATGGCCGGAGAGCCAGTCAAACCGGCCCACAGCCTGTTTGTGCAGCCGCTTGATCTCACCCCAAACACGATCTTCGAGGCGCTCTTTGGTTGTGGAGCAAACAATGACCGTTGTGGCCGATGGAAAGACGTAATAATCAATCAAGGCGCAGATGGCCGCGCAGAACGTCTTGCCGGAAGAAGCAGGCCCAAGGACAGCCATTGTCCGGTGTGTCAGGTAATTCTCCAAGAACAGGTCGAGCCATTTATGCCACACGACATCCGGCCAGATGATCTTCATGGCCGCTTTGTAATGGAAGAACAGGCCGTTGCCAGCGAACCCGGTGTACTTGGTCAGCGGCCAGCGCCCGCCGTTTTCGATCATGTAAAACTCCCTCGCCAGCGGGTGCATGGAGGCGGGGAACGTCTTGTTGTAAAGGATGACCTTGTTGGAGGGTGGCATTTCTTCTGGACAAACCTCTCACGGGGAATAGGTTTAGTCAACATGGCCGCCGCGTCCACATCGTCCACATCGCCTATCAAGCTTACCGGCCAATTGGATTGGAGCGGTGGAGTTGACTCGATCAAAGACGCCGCCATCCAAAGCCCTCAGAATCCCAACGGTCTTGGACAGGCCCAACTCGCGTGGTTGAACAACGGCACCGTTCGAAACGGCGGAATCAGCCAACGGGCAGGATGGAAGCTCAAAGGAACCGTTGTCGGCTTTGCTCAGGCATCCGCCAACCTGCTTGGCTTGGGATCATCGCTCGTTCAGGGCGGCATGTTTTACGAGCCGGACACTGGCTCCCCTTACATCATTGCCCTTGTCGGAGGTCACGTCATCCAGATTGACCCCGATTTCGTGACGCAGCCAGTTGACCTCTCCGCGCAGTTCGGCCTCTACATGCCTGCCACCAATCCCAAGGCGTATTTCGTGCAGGCGGAAAGCTATTTCGTCATTCAGGCCGGAGACAACGTGACGCTGCCTCTGTTTTGGAACGGCACACTCCTTTACCAGTCCAACGGAATCACCGGCGTTATCGCAGTCGGCCAGCCGGTGGCCCGCACGTTCCAAATCACCAGTACGGCGTCATGGACGGAAGGCGCGATTAGCTCCCAGAGCACGCCGGTCTATCTCAGTGCTCCGTATCCAGGGAACCTTGGGGACAACATCTACATCACCGACACCGCTCTCAACCAAATCGGCCATTTTCGTGTCACGACAATTACCGCCAGCTACCTCTTGCTGACCTCGCAGCAGTTGCCTGGAGCGCCCGCCACCATTCCTGCCGAGACAATGGTGGTGACGTTGGAATTGCCTTTGGCAGTCGGCCCCAACGGAGCCGGATCATCGGCCACGGTTGCCCTTGGAGCCGGAAGCTGGGTTGTGCCAGCGGTTGGCAAACAGGTCAATATCGGATTGCAGGCGTATTATTTCGGAGAGGTGGGGGATACCGTCACCATTGCCTCCACGGACAACAGCAAACAGTATGGTACCTACACGGTCATTTCTTTCGACCAAACGCCGAGCATACGATTGCAACTGGTTGCTGCGGGAAATCAAGCCATAGGCCAATCCGTCACCCAATCAGACTTGAACGTGACGATCACAGCCGTCAGGAGCTTCGCTTCGACGTGGACAACAGCGAACGGTTGGACAGTCCCGCCAGCGGGCAGCACGGTCAGCATTCTCGCCCAAAGATTCACCCCGGCCTATGGTGGAGTGGTTGGGGACTACGTGAGCATCACGATACCGTCCAGCGGAGAGACGGTGGGCTTGTTCCGATACACGGCAGCGATCCTTCCCGGAGCGGAAACCGGAGCGGGCAGCACCTTTGAATGTATCGCCAGTGCCAATGTCGGCCAGATTTTAGGCCAGGGCAGCGGCGTTAAAATGACGTGTACCGTCGTTGGCCCGAACGGAGGCGTTTTTCCTTATACCCAGACCGTTTTGATGGGCGTAGGCTCTTGGACGATTCCGCCAGTGGGCAGCACGACCGGCCCGGCGACCGGCCAGCTTCCCCTCAACATCTACTGGCAGTACAACCAGCAGGGCGTGCTCAATGCTTATCCGGGCAACGTCGGGGACACCATCACGTTGACCCAAACGACCCCAGCCGAAGCCTTGGGAACTTTCGTCGTAGTCGCCTTCGATGGAGCAGGCGGCATCACCCTAAAAACTGTCGCCAGCAATTTTGTCGGCACGGTGTTTACCGGCCCGATGATTGGCGTGCTGACCATCACGCAAGCACCGTCCACGACCGGCACTCTGATTAACCAGCTTCCGGCAGCAACCCAGATGGTTTATTACATGGGCCGCATCTGGTACAACCAAAATGGCATCGTGAACGCCGGGGACATTGTAGGAGGCCCGTCAGGAACATCGGCGGTCAATTTCAAGGACTCGGTTTTGTGTGTCACAGAAAACCCTCTCGTTCTCGGTGGAGACGGCTTCGCGTTGCCTTCTCAGTCAGGCCCGATTACCGGCATAGCTTTCTCGAATGCGGTTGACGCGGCAATGGGGCAGGGCTTGCTCTACATTGGCACGGCTAGGGCGATCTATGCCCTGCAAGTTCCGGTGAGCCGGTCAGACTGGATCAACGCCAACAGCAATAACCAGCCGCAAATGGTCTGCGTCCAACTCCGCAACGGCTGGGTGAATGACCGGAGCATTGTGCAGGTCAACGGCGATCTTTATTACCAGTCGAACGAGCCGGGCATCCGCTCATTGATTCAGGCACTCCGATATTTCGGGCAGGCCGGGAACGTCCAGCTTTCATCCGACATCTATCGCATCCTCAAATTCACCGACCGAACCCTGATGGATTTTGCCAGTGGAATTTTGTTCGACAACCGGCTCCTCGAATGCCTGCTCCCGATTCAAACCGCGTTCGGCGTGGTTCACCAAGCGATAGCCCCTCTGGACTTCGAGCCGTTGTCCACCTTGGAAAGCAAATTGCCGCCTGTCTGGGAAGGAATGTGGCAGGGCTTGCAGATATTTCAGTTGCTCGAAGCGACCTTTAATGGTGTTGACCGGGCCTTTGCCATCGTCTTGTCGCAGTCGGCCAGCAGTCAGAACAACATCGAGCTTTGGGAGTTGACCACCGCCGACAAATGGGAAAACGCCGGTACCTCGCTCGAAAACCGGGTGACGTGGCAGATAGACTTTCCCTCCTACGCCTGGGGTGAAGAATTTCGTTTGAAGAAGCTGGTCACAGCCGAGCTTTGGCTGGACAGCCTGCTCGGCACGGTGGATTTCACGATGGAGTTTCGACCGGACTCATCCTCGTGCTGGATCAAGTGGCATTCTTGGCAGCTTTGCGCGGCCCGCGATTCATCGGAAAACGTCAACAACCCTATCGCCTATCCGTTGACTCAATACGATGCTGGCTTTCTCCAAACTGGTTGCCTGCCCAATCCCCCCGCCGATTGCCAGACGTTCACCGGCAGGCCGTCGAACCAAGGGTACCAGTTCCAATGCCGTTTGACGATCAAGGGGCAATGCCGTATCCAAGGATTGATGCTCG